TGATGCTGGACCTGTACGACAGCGCGGAGACGGACGAGGAGCGGGCGGAGATACTGGACAGGCTGACGGAGTACGACGGCGACATCGCCGAGAAGGCCGAGGCCTATGCCCGCATCATGAGGAACAAACAGGCCGAGGCGGAGGCCTACAAGGCCGAGGCGGAGCGCCTGACCGGGAAGAGGAAGGCCGCCGAGGGCGTCGTGACCCGGCTGAAGGACGCCATACTGGATTCGATGAAGCTGGTCGGCGCGACGGAGATCGGCACGTCCATCGGCAAATGGCGGGCGCAGATGAACCCATGGAGCGTGGAGGTCACCACGCCCGACGCCGTGCCGGAGCGGTTCGTGATCCCGCAGCCGGCGAAGGTGGACCGGAAGGCGATATTGGACGAGTTCAAGAGGACCGGCGAGATCATCGCCGGGGTGGAGATCAGGCAGAGCCTGGGCGTGAGGTTCAGATAGGCACAGATAAAAGAACATAGGAGGAGATCCCATGAAGAATTACAAAAACCCCATCAACAAGCCGTCGACGGTGGAGATCCCGCTGTGGATGTACACCGACCTGATCCGGAATAGCGCGCTGATGGACACGGCCATCAAAATGATCCGCAGCGACATGGGCTATCACGCCCTGGACATGCTGAAGCTGTACAGCGGCAGCGAAGGGGAGGCGGAATAGATGGCCGTACCGGTGCTGATCATCGGGCGGAGCGGGAGCGGCAAGAGCTGCTCCCTCCGCAACCTGGCGCCGGAGAAAGTGGCGCTGGTGAACGTGCTGGGGAAGCCGCTGCCGTTTCGCGGCGGGCAGTTCGACCAGTTGGTGACGGACGATTACGACAGGGTGTTCCGGGCGATCACCGGCAGCCGCCGGGAGATCGTTGTGGTGGACGATGCCGGGTATCTGATGACGAACATGTTCATGCGCGGGCACAGCAACGCCGGCGCGGGGAACGGGGTGTTCACGCTGTACAACGCCATCGGCGACAAATTCTGGAGCCTGATCGAGCTGATCCGGAAGGCGGACGCCGGCAAGCGGGTGTACATACTGATGCACGAGGAGCAGAACGACTTCGGAAACGTGCGGCCGAAGACCATCGGGAAGATGATCGATGAAAAGGTCTGCCTGGAGGGGATGTTCACGATCTGCCTGCGGTGCATGGTGAAGGGCGGCAAACACGTGTTTCTGACCCAGAGCGACGGCACGGACGTCGCAAAAAGCCCCATCGGGCTGTTCGACGCCGAGGAGATCGAAAACGACCTGGCACTGGTGGACAGTGCGATCTGCGAATATTACGACATTGGAGGAGGTACGGAGAAATGATCAAGCTGCCGAACGACTACAAGACCGCGAGGGCCTACGACGGCACCGTCGGCCCGACGCTGACCCCGGGCGGGCACATCTGCCGGATCTCCGCCGCGAAGCTGGAGACGGCGCGCAGCGGCGCGGAGATGCTCGTGGTGGCCTTCGACATCGCCGAGGGCGGCGAGTTCGACGGGTATTTCCGGGACAGGCACGAGCGGGCGACGGGCTACAACCCGACCGCCAAATGGCCGGGGGTGTTCCGCACCGGCATCGTCACAAAAGACGGCAAGACCAACGGATATTTCAAGGGCCTGATCACGGCCATCGAGGAGAGCAACGCCGGGTACAGCTTCGAGGCCACGGGGGGCAACGAGGCGACGCTGGCCGGCAAGATGGTGGGGTTCTGCTTCGGGGAAGAGGAGTTCCGGGCCAGCGACGGCAGCGTGAAGGTGAGCGTCAAGCCGTTTTACGCCGTCAGCGTGGCGCGGGTGCGCGAGGGCCTGCCGGTGCCGGCCAGGAAGCCGCTGAACGACCAGCAGGCGCAGATGGAGCGCCAGGGATTCAGCACGGTGGATAACGACGACGAACTTCCGTTTTAGGGGGTCGTGATGTGAGGGAGTATTTTTGCGCGTACCACAGTATGCTGGACGCCACGCGAAAGCTCTCGGAAGCAGAGTGCGGGAGGCTTTTCAGATCGCTGCTGGCCTACAGCCAGGGCAGGACGGAGCTTATCAATCTTCAGGGCCGGGAAGAGATCGTGTTCGATATTTACTCACAGCAGATCGACCGGGAGATCGAGCGGTATAAACAGACCTGTGAGCGCAACCGGGCAAACGTTACCAGTCGTAACCAGTCGTTACCAGTCGTAACGACTGGCAACGACTCGACACAAGGAGAAGACAAAGGAGAAGGCAAAGGAGAAGAAAAAGACAAAGGCAAAGACAAACGTGGGGGAGGACAGCGCGCGCGGGCGCGCTTCACCCCGCCCACGGTGCAAGAGGTGTCGAACTATGCCTCCGAAAGGGGCTGGACGCCCGAACAGTTCAGCCCGGAGCGGTTCGTGGACTTCTACGCCTCGAAAAACTGGCGGGTGGGCCGCGACCCGATGACCGACTGGAAGGCCGCCGCCCGGGGCTGGGTGGCCCGGGACAGCGCGCCCAGGCCGGCGAAGGCGAACCCGGCGATGGACTACGATCAGCGGGAGTACCGGGACGAGGACTTCGGGGATGATTTCTTCGTGGATCTGGACAAGTACGGGGAGGCAGAGGCATGAAGGAATCTGTGATTGAGCGCAACAAGCGCCTCGGCGTTGAGCAGAAGATCGCGGACTTCATGGCCAAGCAGAAGCAGCCGTATGAGTTCAAGATCAGATATGCCGAGCTGCGGGCGCGGGAGTTCTATGACGAGTGCGGGCGGCGTGGGTTGAATACTCACGTCTCCGTGGGCGGGCTGGATTCCATCACGCTGCTGGTGTTCCTGCGGAGCATAGGCATCGACGTGCCGGCGGTGAGCGTCAGCGCGCTGGAGGACAGGAGCATACAGGCCGTCCACAAGGAGCTGGGCGTGGAATCGCTGAAGCCGCTGCGGAGCAAGGTGTCGGTGATCCGGGAGTTCGGGTTTCCGGTGCTGAGCAAGGAGATCGCCGGGAAGATCATGCTGCTGCAGAACCCCAGCGAGAAGAACAAGACCGTTCGCCACGCGATCATCACCGGGGAGACCGGCGAATATGGCGGAAACCGGAAGGACACGCGGATGAAGCTGACGTCGAAGTGGCTGCGGCTGTTCGGCGGAGCGGACGCGGAAGGCCGGGAGCACGGCTATCAGGCCGCGCCGTTCAAGGTATCGGACCGCTGCTGCTACTACCTGAAGGAAAAGCCCTGCGACAACTGGGCGAAGGGACACAACAGCGTTCCCTATCTGGGCCTGATGGCCTCCGAGGGCGGCAGGCGGGAGAAGGCCCTGATGATGCACGGGTGCAACTATTTCGGTGAGAGCACGATCCGGTCCGCGCCGTTCGCGATATTCGACCGTCAGGACGTGCTTCGGCTGGCCGTGGATCTGGACGTGCCCGTTCCGGAGATCTACGGGAGAATCGTGCGGGAGCCCTCCGGGCTGCTGCGGACGACGAAGGCCCAGCGAACCGGGTGCAGCATGTGTGGCTTCGGCATCCACCTGGACAAGCGGCCACACACCTTTGACCTGCTGTACGACCGGAACCCGAAAGAGTGGGATTTCTGGATGAACACGGTGGGATGGGGCGATGTGCTGGACTATATCGGCGTGGAATGGCGGCAGGACGGGCGGCAGCAGACGCTGTTCGACTTTGTGGACAGCGGATATCCGGACGCGAAAGAGATGACGAAGGGAGATTTTTGCGGATGTTCTATGAATGGGTGAGCGCGGGCGCGATCTTCGGGATTGAGGCGTTCTTCGCGATATTCACGTTTGCGATGTGCTGCGCGGCGGTGCTGGGCTGTATGGTGCTGGCCGGCAGGATTTTTCGGTTCGGAGGGCAGGACGATGAAGATCGTATCTACTGAGGCGCAGGAGCAGAAAGCGCTGTTCGAGTGGGCGGCGTACAACCGGACGAAGTACCCGGCTCTTGACCTGATGTTCGCGATTCCGAACGGCGGGAGCCGGAACCTGATCGAGGCGCGGCATCTGAAGGAGCAGGGCGTCAAGGCCGGCGTCCCTGACATCTGCCTGCCGGTGCCCTCCGTGCGGTTCACGGCGCTGTACATCGAACTCAAGCGCCGGAAGGGCGGCAGGGCGAGCGACGAGCAGCGCGGGTGGATCGCCGCGCTCAACCGCGTCGGCTGCCGGGCGGTGGTGTGCAAGGGCTGGGAAGAGGCCAGGGAAGAGATCGAGCGGTATCTGGGAATCTGAAAGGAGTTGGCAAATGAGCAGATACGGAACGTCCTCCAGCGGGCGCGACAGGACGGCCACGGAGGTGTTCACGCCGGAACACATCGTGCGGGACATGTGCGATATGCTTGAGCGGGAAAACCCGGAGCATGATGTGTTTGCACCGTGGACGACGTTTCTTGAACCGACGTGCGGGGACGGGAATTTCATCGTCGAGATACTGAGGCGCAAATTTCAGCGATGCACATGCCGGAAGGACTTCACGGTCGCGCTGACGTCGGTGTACGGGATGGACATACAGGCCGACAACATTGCGGAGACGATACGCAGGGTGACGGAGCTATGCCGGAAGTATTTCAAGCCCTCACAGGGCGATTTGCAGATCATAAACGACCACTACATTCAGGCCGACAGCCTGAAGATAATGAGGATGTTGAACGATGAGCGATTGTATAAAGTGGCAACGGCTGAATCGTAAGACCATGCCGCCGGAGGGCGTGACTTTTTTGCTCTGGCTGGGGCTGCAGGATTCGGACGGCGGCTTCCCGGCGGTGGCGAAGTTGTTTCGGGACAGGGACGGGACGCCTTATGTCATGTTTCACGGGGCTGATGACAACTGGAAAATATTTTTAGAGTGCGAGTGGCGCGGTATGATGTGGGCCGAGATTCCTATGCCTGAACCGGCGCGGAAGAAGCGGGAGAAGGACATGGAGATCAAGCGGAAAAACGGGGTGTTGGCATGAACGTCACGGGGCGGAAGGAACAGACCTACACGATCGACGGGGAGCCGATGACCATCGGGGAGATCGCGGACATGCTGGGCATGACGAAGGGCGCGCTGTACGTCCGAAAGCATAAATTGGGCGTATCCTATCCGAAGCTCGTGGAGATGTTCCGGGAGAACATGATCGGCAATGACGGGTGCTTCCGGTTCAAGGTCGGCGGGCGCTGGATGACCCGGGAGCAGATCGCGGCGGAGTTGAATATCTCCAGGCATACGCTGAGCACATGGCGGTGCATGAACCGGCACCCGGACGGCTCGCCCGCGAGCATGGAGGAGGCCATAGCCTACTTCCGGCAGTATCTGACCGGAGAAAAGGTGCGCTGGCAGGGCAACGGCGGCGGGCATCCGCTCAAGGAGTACCGGGTGAACGGCAGGATCGTGACCACGAAGGACGTGATGAGGCGGTTCGGGGTGGGACGGACCACGGTCAAGCGGTATCTGACCGCAAACAATCACGACATGGGCCGTGCGATCGAGAGCCTGGAGCAGAGCGCCCGGAGGCGGAAGGAGATCGAGCGGCGGAAGGTCGACGCCGCGACGAGGAAGATCATGCGGATATTGAACGGAGGCTGAGGGCATGACACAGAACGAGAGGATCATCCGGCATCTGACGGACTACGGCAGCATCACCCAGGGCGAGGCGCTGCAGGAGTACGGCATCATGCGGCTGGCGAGCAGGGTAAACGATTTGAGGCGGGACGGGGTTCCGATCGTCACCGAGGTGGTGGAGGGCCGGAACCGGTACGGGGAGAAGACGCGGTTTGCGAGGTACAGGTTGGGGGCGAGTATTGAGAGGTGGAGCGGATGAACTATGAACCTTTGAAGCCATGTCCTTTTTGTGGAGGCACAGTTCTGATATGGGATAAAAAGGGCTGGGGTGTTTTATCCGTGATCGAGTGCAGGAGCTGCCGGACGCGTTTTTTGATTCCGTGGAATCAACCGGAGGACGGG